TTTTGAACAAGCTGGCGAGTTCATTCCGGTTAGTAAATCTTTTTTAACTTGGACAATATCGGTATTTTTGGGCAACAAACAACACGGAGAATACGCTGGCAATTCTAGACTATACCACGGCAAAACGCAAAATGTATCCATCTCGTATTTAAGAATACTATATGCTATAATCAAATAAATAATAAAAAGGTCCTGGCACAAAATGCAGAAAAAAACACGAAGCCTACTGGAAGAACTAGACAGCATGTATGTCACCCGCGACAGCCGCTGGATCATAGAAACACGTGCTGCCAACATCATAGCCAGTGCCATACGCCTGCTGGAGCAGATCGACGAGACCTATCCACCAGAACAGGCTGAAAATCTGCGCAGGAAACTGCTCAACGCCATTGGCCAGCGTGACCCTGCAAAATTTACCCGCACAGTGAGACGCACAGATGCAAATACATGAAGTCACCCGACCTATAACCGAAGGCATACTGTCGACCATTGGACAAGACATCAAGGGTGCTGTGGGCGGAGCCGTGGACAAGGTCGGTGCAGTGCTGAGCACACCCGGCGCCCTGACCACAGGCCGCGGCTACGGTGCTGCTCTGGATAAGGCCGAACGTGCCCAGGCTGATCGTACACTGCAACAACAAACGCAACAACAAGCCAAAAAGTACACACAGGGATGGATCAATCACATGAAGGCCTCGGGCGTTGATCCGGCCGCACCCACAACTCGTGCGGAACCTGGTCAAATGCCGGCTACTGTGGCCGCCAGTGCCCAGGGACAAAAAATGCAACAGGCCTACGGACCGCCTCGAGGTGGAATCCAGGGCATGCAATCTGATGATCTCAGAGAGCAGACAGTTGCCAACACCGTGACCGATGCATTCCAGAAGTGGTCGGATTCGCAACTGACTGGACGTGTCAGCGGCACACGTGAACAACTGACCATGGATGATGTTAGAAAAGATGCCGCCGAAAAGACCAAACTAGATGCCATACTGGCTCGTATAGCCCAGGATCCCAGTGATGCCCGGACAGTGGAAGAATATTTTACCACGGCCATGCAGGCCATGCAAAAAGTATCAGCAGAAAAAAGGGCCAGCCTGGGTGCGGCTCGTGACACTACTTCCGCCGCCGGTGACGAAATCTTGCCGCGATACATACCACCCACACAGTTGGAAGAACTCAAACTACTGGTAAAGAACCCCACCGCCGCTGTGCAGGTCAAACGTGAACTGGGCATAAGATAATGCGCCTGAATGAAGGTGGCAACGTATTCAAGGACGCCGACGGTCGTGCCGAAACTCAACGCATCCGTCAAACTGACGTAAAGTCAACCCTGGCCTGGTTGGAAGAGCTGGTTCCCGGCCTGGATCTACAAAGCAACACTCTTGGCAGCACCGGCATCCGAGACACGTCGGGTGATCTCGACATCGCCGTGGACACCGCTGAGGTCACCAAAGAACAAATGGTTGCACAGCTCTCAAGCTGGGCCGTCAGCCAAGGCCTTGATCCCAAAGAATGGGTACGCAAGTCCGGCACCGCGGTACATTTTAAAACACCCATCAACGGTCGTCCTGATCTGGGTTATGTGCAGACCGACTTCATGTTCTTGAACAATGTGCCTTGGAGCAAGTTTGTGCTGGGTGCCATGCCTGCAGATAGCAAGTACAAAGGCCGTGAACGCAATGTGCTCATGAACAGCATAGCCAAGAGTAAAGGCTACAAACTAAATCAGATAGCTGGCATTGCTGATCGTGAGACCAACGAAATAATCACTGATGATCCCGACGCTGTGGCCAAGATGCTATTAAACAAAACAGCCACACGCCAAGACCTGGCGTCAGTGGAAACAATACTACAAGCTCTCAGCACTGATCCTGAACGTGAAGCCAAGTTAGCCGACTTCCGTGAACACATGGCCCGAGAAGGCCTGCCGTTCTTGGAAAGCGCCGAACTACTTCGTCCTGTGTCAGACGTGCATTTCCTTGCCAAACTGCGTGACCGCATAGTGAACCAAGGCATGACATCCTTGATCGAATCCACCTTGATGGAAGCTGAAGCACGTATTCCACACATAGAAGATCTGGTATTTGATCGCGGCACACGTGGCATCGAAGAAGCCATGGGCATCATACGTGCAGCCGCCGAAGACACCCGTCGCACTACCACAGTCAAATGGGATGGCAAACCAGCCATTATCTGGGGTAGGAATGAACAAGGTGATTTTGTGCTCACAGACAAAAGTGGGTTTGGCGCCAAGGGTTATGCAGGCCGGGCTACTTCAATACAACAACTGGCCGGTATCATGCAACAGCGTGGCGGTGAACGCGGTGACCTGATCGGCATATACCAAAAACTATGGCCCCTGTTGCAAGCGGCCACACCTGACGACTTCAAGGGCTATGTACAGGGTGATCTGCTGTACACTGAAACTCCACCTGAAGTTTCGGGCAACTTGGAGTTCCGGCCCAACTTTGTGGAATATCGTATTCCGGCCGCCAGCAAGCTGGGCCAGGCCATTGCGGCCAGTGAAGTGGGCATAGCCGTGCATACCCGATATCGAACTGCTGATGCCACAGCCGAACCCATAAGGTCGGCCAATCTGGATCCTGTGCCTGGACTCTTGATCATCGAACCTACAGTCAAAGACATCAAAAATGTCACACTCAACAAAAAACTCATAGATCAACTGCGGGCAGTGATCAGCACCCACGGCGCTGACATCAACGGCCTGTTCAATCCCAGCGAACTGAGAGCCGCACAGCTCAGCGACTTGCCGGCCTTGTGCAAACGCTACATCAACAGCAGGATCACCACGGACTATGAAAATCTCCTGCCAGACTTTGGTGCCTGGTTGCAGAAAAATGTCACGCCAAGAAAATACAACAACATAGTAGAATACCTGCAGAGCCCCCGAAGCAACATGTCGGGCATCACGGCCGCATTTACAGCGTTCTTGCTATTACATGAAATCAAGATGGACATGCTGTCGCAACTGGACCGCCAACAACCCGGACAAGAAGGCTGGGTCTTGGCCACCGACGCTGGACGTGCCAAGCTGGTCAACAGATTTGGATTCAGTGCAGGAAATCGTATCCTAAACAACCCAAATCTAGTCTCCTAGACCCAGATTTCCTCCAAAAGATATAAATACAAGTAGGACCTTTGAGTCCACATACTAAGGAGAAATATTATGCCAGCATTAACAATCACCAGTGGTGGTTCACAACCAGTATTTGCAACTGACACCCTAAACGGTCCACAGTTAGCCGCAACAACAACCTACACACCTGCAGGTACACCTACCAACTTCATGGGTCCAGCCTTGGACTTCTTTGGTTGCGACCTTGGCGCAGATCCTTCAACAGAAGCCGAAGTCAACGGCATGTTACAGACCCTGTTGCAAAGCATCCAGCAGACAGCCACAGTGGCCATGTATCAAGTAGCTGCCACAACCGACGTCACCAACTTCTCGGTGGCAGTGTTTCCAGTCGGTGCCTACACAGCAGCCGCATTGCAAACCCAGATCCGTGCGCTAGGCACAGTTGCTGGCTACAACTTGGCCGGTGCAACTGTTACCAACGTTGGCTTCCGTTTGGCCTCTACAGCTACATCAGCATCCTAATCGGATTTTTCGATTGCACAAAACCCGCTTCGGCGGGTTTTTTGTTGACTTTGCGCACAACTGTGTTATACTGGTTAAATACATCATGCAGGTCAGCAAAATCACCGAAGTCACCATATTTGAAAGCCCCGACGGTGGACGCACTGTGTATGCCAGAAAACCCGGCACCATCAAACGTGAGTTGCATTGGCAAGATCCCAACCTGCAACAAGAACTCAAAGAACTAGAAAGTCAAAAACGCTGGGTGGACATATTCCAGGCACGCCGAGACAATGTGGAGCTGGATCACCTGTGTGAACAGGTGGAGATCCTGTATGAACTGGGTAGGCCACAGCCATGAAGTTTGTGTGCCAGACCCTGTTTGACATCACGGCCACGGGCACCACGGGACACCCCAAGTCCACACGCTGGCCCTGCCAGGATCGTAGTGGCCAGGTCATCGCCGATGCTGAAGC